CTCACACTTCACTCTCTTCTCTTGACTCTTACCGCTCGGTTTGCTACCGCCTGTTCCGTTAGTGACCGGCATCACACGTTCTGGACTTGAATCGAATATCGGTTCGTGTACTATTGAGTCATCGCCAATTGAGGAGGATCGATGGATGTAGTTCTGACGGACGAGATGGTGCGTTACATTTCTCGCGTGTCTGGTATTGTGTACTTTGAGGACACGGCCACGTGCATGGTGAAAATGAATGGTGTGATGATTCACATTAAGCGCTTGACTGTTGAGCAGTGGGCTGTGAACTCGTTTAGCAAGGAGTTCTTTAAGATCGTCGATAGTCAGAAACCGCGTTGTACGTTTGTTTGCAGGCGGATTGAGTTGGTTCGTATTTTGAGGAGGGTTTCTAATGCGTCGGTTTGATTTCATGGGGATTGCGATTCTGTTTTCAGCGTCGTTGCTTTTCCTGCTGGTGGTTGGTTTTGTGTGCTTCGCCGTTGGTGTTGCGTCCACGCTGATTCCTGTGACATACTGAGGGGTGCGATAGGTCCTCCTCTCCTATAGCAAGGCCCCGGCCAGCATGACGCTGGCCGGGGCCTTACCTTGTGTGCTCAGACCTGTTCGCTGACGTCGGCGAGGGCCTGCCATGCGGCTTGCGTGGCCGGGCCCCAGATTCCGTCGTCCTCGACACCCAGGGCGCGCTGCATGGCCTCCACGACGCGATCATGGGCTGCCATGCTGGCCTCGCCCCATACGCCGTCCTGTGCGGTTCCTACGATCTCCTGGGCGTAGGGGACGCCGAAGGGGAAGGACTGGCCGCCCCACTGGGAGGCGCTGACGACGGCCAGGATGCGCTGCCTGGTGTCGGGTCCGATCACGCCGTCGGGGTAGGCGCCCACGGCACGTTGCAGGTCTTCCAGGCGCCTTGTGGGAGGGTTGAGCGACCCCACGCCCGTGTCGGTCCACGGGTAGCGGATTGCGTGGCTGATATGCGCCCAGGGGCGGTGCTGGCGCATGACCAGTCCCCCGTCGTCCCAGGAGTACTCAGACGTGTTGAACTCGATGGTGTTGACGCCGTCGGTGTCGATGCTCTCGACGCAGCCGATGTGGTCGTCCTCGCCGTCGTCGTGCCAGTCGAAGGTGACCATGTCTCCTGGGCGGGCGGCGCCGGGCTCCACTAGCCAGCCACGGGCTCGTGCTGTGTTGACGCGGGCTGGGACGTAGGCGGAATCGAAGTCGGTGACGCCGATCTTCCTAAGGCAGTAGGTGAGCCCCATGTCACAGAATGGGACGCCGCTCTGTCCGAATACGGCGCCGTGGCGGGTGGCGTAGTCGCGACCGTACTTGGTGCCCTCTGCCTCATCGGTCCATCTGCTGTACCCGACCTCCTCGGCGCAGGCGTCGATGAATTGCTGTGCGGTTGCCATTACTGAGCCTCGTGCTTTCCCTGGTAGTCGTTCTTGGGTGTGTTGACCGATGCGACGGCGAAGAACGCGGCGCCGATCGCGGTGAGCGCGGCGGTCTCATCGCCCTTGAGGTAGCCCTTGACGGTGAGGTAGGCCATGACGGCGATCATGAGGTTGTAGCACCACATTCGAGTGGTGGGGGACGTGACGGTTTCAATTACCTTGTTCATTGTTGATCCTTTCTAGAATCTGGTTCAGTAGGCGGGTGTGCTCGTCAAAAGCACTTGTGCCATGATTAGGCTGAGAATTAAAAGCGGCAGAGTTAACTTTCTTCTCAATACTGTCTAACCTTTCCATTACCCCCAATCTTCCGGGGACGCCGGGACGGGCAGGCTCTCCGTGCCAGTCCTCTAGCAGACACTCTAGCGACTTGAACTGTCGATAGGACCATCGACCCACGGCAATGACAGTAGCCATGATGGTAATAAGTCCTACGACGATTCCAATATCAATATGGGACGTCATTTGAAAATCTCCGTGAAGGTGTTTCGGGACTTTGGGGAGTCGAATAGGATGAGTCCTCTCCTCCAACGGTTTCGTAACATCTGCATAATACGGTCGTTCGGTTTCACATAGATGTCACCCTCCTTCATTGCCTTATGGTCGATACAATACATGACCTCATTCTTGGGCCTGTACTCCTGGATAGTGAACATAGGAAGGTCCGTCCAGACTGAGAAGCAACCGTTTTTAGTTCTAATGGTGCAATAATATTCGGCCTTACCGCTTTTCTTGCCGATGAAGTCGTCAGTGTTGTCCTTGAACTTGTTGCTAATGGCGTACTCCGCATACGACTCATCGGTACTCATCACGAACTTACCGAAACGCGTGTTAGCAACGTCATTCTTGAACTGTGTGTCATCTGCAAAGTGGCAGACGATGAAACCGTCCCCGGCCTTGACGAACTCCGAGTTTGGGCGCAAGTCCCATTTGAGCATGTATGGGTTCATAATGCTTGCAGAGTTGGAGAGCATAAAAACCGTTGTCTTGTCCTTGTACCTGTCAACAGTCAGGTAGAAGTTGTTGAAGACTCGTACCTCATCATCCAGGTACCGAATCTGCGGGTTCTCTATAATGAACTCATCGAAGATGACAGTGGTTACCAGTGGGTACGCCGTTGATTTCTGGGCCTGAGACGTGCTCAGCACGGAGAAGTATCCGATGGTGTCCCATTTCTTGTCGCCCTCCATTCGCATGACGGCATCGTTCCCATGCACTGCGAACTCGTAGCCAGGGAACTCATGCGCAATATCGTCGAAGAACGTGAAACGGCCTTTCTGCTCCACGCGGTGACGGCGTAGATAGATGAACTGTTCACCTTTCTTGATCGCGTTGCTGATAGCGATTTTCTTCGCACCGTAAGTCTTACCGGTACCACGACTGCCTACGATCATGAGATAGCGAGCGCCATACGATCGCACGCGACTGAAATCGTAATAGTGAGTGATTTTCCCGTTCATTTCCTCTCCTACAGGATATGACGCCTAACCGTCCACCATGCGGCGTCGTCAAGCATAAAGATTGAGTTAATATGCGGTCCCGGTCTAGGACCACCGTGACCGATAGTGTGTGAACCGTCCCCCGTGTACAACTCAACGTGGTCAGTGTGCGGATATCCGCCGCCCCAACTAATGACAATCATATCCGCCGTGGTCATCTGAGCAATCTGCGCAGGAGTGGGGTGCCCGTAACCTCTCACAACCTCTGTGCCGCGGTTATATTGATCGCCCGTCCATGTGCCCACATTAATACCTACAGTATCCATGTAGGCCCGGTAAATGGTGCTGGAACAGTCCCCGAAACCTGATTGATCGGGGTTTAGGCGGCCGGGTGCCTGCAAATAAGCGAACTTGTATTGCCTGTCATACATCCATTTGTATACGGCCCAGCGCTTGGACGCAGCGTCCCCTCCCCCACCAGCAGGTGGAGGACTGGCCGCGCCTCCCCCGGCGTTACCCGGTGTTGCAGGGCTACCACCGTTGCTGACGGTGTTACCGGACATGATCCATTGGCGAGAGTTCCCCGTCGGGTACGCGGTCACCGTCCCTGAGGTGGTGGAGATATGGAGCATACCGCTGCCGTCGGACCATGCGTTCTTGACACTACCGGCGTTCGTGCCACCGTTGTTGGCGCCGCCGCTACCACCGTTTCCAGGTCGGGACGGGGACGCGGCGCCGGGCGTGGAGACACCTGACGTGTCCTTGTTCTTAATGATCTGATACGCCTGGTTATACCTGTTCGGGTACTTGCCGAGCACACCGTCATTCAGGAAACCGTGGAGAAAAGCGTCAAGCGACGCATTACCGCCAACGTTGTTAGCGACGCGAATCGCGTATCGCGGTCCCTGGTGATAGCCCACGCACCAGAGAATGAACGAGTCAGTGTTGGTGTTCGGGTCAATGCCCAGATTCTTGGCCGCCGTGAAATACCCCTCAAGGTCGGCGATCAACTGGGAGTCCTGCTCCTTGGCGCCTGCCCTCAGCAGAGGGAGAAGCGAGTCTCCCTCTGCCTTGGACAACCACCTGTTTGTCCACCACGAGTCGTTTCCGTGGGAGGACAGGTCGGCTTTAAGGGATGAGGCGACGCCGGCGAACTCCGTGGCGTGAGCGGCCCCCATTTTCTTGAGAATGTCGGCCGCTCGCGGACCGTACCACTGGGCAATGCCCACGGTAATCGGGTCGTTGTAGTTGATTGAGTCATATCGCATTGACGACTCAACCGTGCCGATAGCCTTAATGGCTACTTTCTTCGACGTCTCATCCCAAGCCATTGATATCTCCTAGAAAATACGGTAGGTCATATTCACCTGATAGGTCTGATTACCCTTGAGAATATCACCCGCATGCATCCCACCAGTCTTGGCAACGTAGATGTACTTGTAGGTACGGTCGTTGCCGATAATCGGTGACATCATTCCGTCATAAGGGCGCGCCCAACCCGGAAGGTCCATGAGTTTAGCGTCATAGCCTACATCGCTGGCCCCCGTCTTAAACGTGCCCTGAATGTTCACGAAATCCCCGTGACGCTCACAATTCAAATAGTTGTAGTCATGCAGAATCGTGCTCGCCGAAAGCGGGTGCAGGTCATAGGACGGCGGGTTAAGGAACGACGGGCCGCCGTTAATCCAGTTAATGAACAACTGTTTGACGTGCCGATACCCGCTCTCCGTCAGGTGAACGTTATCCACGCCCTGGTCCCAGGACTTAGCCTGTTCCTTACCGAAGTGCAGCCAGGAACGAGACCCCTCGCAAACAACGGCGCCGAACGGCTTACCCGCCGCAATCACCTCATAGGTACGAGACACACAACTACGAGCCATCTGAACGTACTCGTTCAGGGACGACTCGTTATAGGTGACGGGCAGGACGTAAATGGTCGCGTTCGGGAAGTGCTGCCGAACCAGGGAGAAGAATGTGCCGGCCTGGTTGGTGACGGAGTTCTGAGCGCGAATGTCGTTCAGCATGTCAATGAGGAAGACATACTTAGTGGCACGTTTCTTCTCATCACTCATTCGGGAGCGGGCGTTGTTCACCTGAGTAATGAAGTTGTTATCAGGCGTGCTTGTGAAACCGCCACCTCCAATGGCGTACACATTGGGGTTGACGCCCATATCCCTACACAGCCCCTCAGTCCATCGAAACGCTTCAATCGTCGCGTTGGACGAACCGAAGACGACACCCTCGGTGAGTTTAGGGTCCTCAAGAAACTTATCGTCGGCCTGAGTCTTGGTGTAGTAGTTGTTAAGGATATTCTGAATGTCAGACTTAACCTGCTCGATAGCGGTATTAATCTTCTCAATCCGCTGCTTGGTAGCAACCTGAATACGAGATGAGTCCTTCATCGGAGCGTCGACAAAGTCGCCGTTCTCGATACGGTCGAAGCGGGCATCCACAAGGCGGGCCTTGAACGACTCGATGAGATCGTTCATCGCCTTGATCTTCTCATCGGTACTCTTGCGGGAATCGTTCAGGAACGACTCAAAGTCGTCCAACTTCTGCTTCGAGTCCTTCGCCCACTGCTCGGCGATACGGTTGATCTCCTTGACCATCCCCTCCACTTCCTTGCCGAAACCCTCAGCATAGGTGATGGTGTCGATGACGGCCTTGCGGATACGCTCAAGGATTTCCAGGACCGTGAGACCGTTGTTATAGGTGAACGGTGTGGAATAGGGTGTAGTAGGCGGGTTCAGGCGGTAAAGGGCGCTATCGATTGCGCTAACCCGCGGGTCATTAATATCCATACCAGTCTGCTCCAATCATGTCAGTAGGCGGCGTCCAAACCGTCATAAACAACGGCTCTAGTTGGGCGATCACCATCATATCAATATTAACAATAGCGTCCCTATGGGCCTGAATAAGCGACGCCATAGACCCCGAGAAACCCTCCTGAGAGGACGTGCCCGTTCCGTCGCTCGAGGAGGTCGACGACTGAGACCCGCCGCTCTCGCTGGTCGACTTGACACCGGTGAGAGACGTGGAGTCAGCCGCGCCCGTCGCATAGTCCCCGTTACCGGAGAGCATCACCTGAGGGGTTTCGGACTGGACGGCACGGGACTTGGCGTCGGTGGAGGACGTGGAGTTCCCGTGCTCGCTGGTCTCAGCACTGGTCCTAGTTGAACCGGTGCTTGAGTTCTTTGAGGTCATACGGACGGTGAGGAACGGGTCTCGCTTAACCAGTTCAGCCTCATACATCTGGTTGTAGTAGGGCATGATCTCATTCATCTTCACCTTCAACTGGAAGAGGAAGATATCAATGGTCTCGTGCCCGATCTCATTGAACCAGAAATGTGTTTTTATCTTAGAGTTTAGAGTTGAGCGGTAGTCCTCCGAGAAAATTGTGTAATGAGACAGTGCGTCATCCACCAATTTCTCATCGATCTTCCGCAACTCAATCGTGTAGTTACTCATGGGGTCCTCCCAGGTCGGTACTGTTCACAGATTCCTGGTCTGCTAGCGGGTTCATGGCAGACATGGGATTAAGTTCCTGCATGTCAGTAGTACCGGCTGAGTCGTCAAGATTCCACGTCACGTCAACATTCAGCCCGTACTTGGCGTTAATCCACTCGCACGCATACTTGCGGGCCTGCAAATTCACTGCGCGCATGGCAAGAACCTGACCTGAGGAACCGCTGGCTTCCTCTACTACCATCCTTTCTTTCTTTGAGGAATTGACGTTCATAATTCCGAGCAGGGTTAGCGCCTCATTCCAGGTCCTAACCTTTGCCTCCATCACGTTGGGCAGGTAGTCCTTGTTGATCCCCGTGGAAATGGAACTAATCTTGTCCTGCAACGTGCCCATGCCGGTGACCGAGTTGACCTCAGCAATCATCGGATTACCCTCAGCCAGTTGCTTGTACGCGTCCATAACGGACTTGCGCTCGTTCGTGTCAGCCGTCAAAAGAACAGGAACACGCATATGGATAAGGTCAATCTCCGTGGTGGTGTCAATCTCTGACAGACGGCGCGCGTACACGCCAACGATATCCGTGTCACCAGTCCTCAGGTAGTTGTTCCAGATAGGGACGCAGAGGTCGGATTTCATCGTCTTATTGACCATGGTGTTCCCATAGACAATGAACTCCGTCGGATTGTTGTACATGTTCGGGGTACCGAAACCGGCGCCGCGCAACGCGAAATAACGGCTGAACTCCTCATCCCAGAAGAACACACTAAGACCTTGGGAGAACAACGTCATCTCAAGGAACCTAGGATCAATCTCCTCGGGAAGACCAGTCCAGTGATACCGGTTCATACACATCTCGGAAAGCACGCGCGCATACATGCGCGTAAGCGTCTCCTTACGCAACTTCCCCGGATCTACCGCCATTTCACGCAGGAACGGCGCGTAGATCGCTTCTCCAACAAAATCTGGTTTACTCATTGAGTCTTCTCCCAGTTAATCGGCTCATTCTTCTCTGCCACAGATGCCACGGTCTCACCACTCCTTACAGGATCATGCCATACGGTTACTCCCTTTTCAAGGATGCCCCTAAGAGTGTCTATATAGTTCTGAGGTACGGCAGTAGAGTTGACCCTGACATTCTGACACTTCCAGTATGTAAAACGAGTCATGCACCGGAGTTTAGAGGGTAGGTTGTTAATAAACACGTTCACTGCATATCCATACCTCTCCCAGAACGCCCCTTGACGGAGAATAATATCGGGAGAAACCATCCGCATACGTGTCTGCAATACAGCGCCATTAATGATCCAATTGAACGCGTCTCCACCAATAGAGCCAGAAACGGACGGTGGAGTAATCTCAGCATCCCTAACAGAAGCATTAATCGACGCGATCTGCTGCTGATAGTCCCCCTGGGACGCCCATTTGGCTAGATCACGGTTAGCGGCCGCATTAGTTCCGGTGAGCATGTTCTGCTCACTCTGGTTAGCGCGAGTAAGGTTCTGAGAGATAACGTTGCTCAGGTTGCGAGCATTAATGTCGATACCCGTGGAGATGTCAGACGTGACCTGCCCCTGAACGTAGCCGCCCAACTGGCCGATAGCGCCAAGCGGGTTAGAGAACGCGGTGCTGGCCGCTCCACCGATTCCACTAATGGCACGGTTGGCGCTGTTCACCTGCTGGTGCGCCATTTGAGCAGTGTTCGCCAGGGCAGTATTCAGGTTCTGCGCACCCAGATTATTATTCATAATCGCGTTGCCAGTACGAATACCACGCATCGTGGCGTCGAAGGACGTATCTGCCGCCCTAGTCGACTTATCCAGTCCCCAGGTTGCAGCCGACCTGCTCTGAGCAATCGACTTAGCGTTACTCGCATACCAAATCATGCTTTGATCATTAACTACCGGGACATGAGGGAAATTGTCGATAACAATCGCCTCATTAACATACTCCATATCACCTTTCCACAACGTGGTCTTAACGGCGGAATTGTGACCGTACACGTAGCCCACAATCCTGGGAGACGGTGGCAAAATATGGTATTCCATCCTCATTCCGATACTAGAATGAAAGCGCAACTGCTCAGGGGCGATGGTAACGGTTTGACCGTTATTGGCCGAAACCTCATAGTAGCAGTACGGAGAAGTGAAAAACTTACCAAACCTCTTCAATAGGGTAAGATGTCTTCTATTGAACGTTGCCCCTCCTTCGAACGCCTTGAGGTGCTTAGTAGAGGTAATGTCATCGGCCAGGATAAGCGGTTTCTGTACCACAACACCTGACACAATCCCTAGACCAGCATCACCCGCCTTTCCCTGGGCCGGCCTAACCTCTACGTAAGGTTTGGGGACGTAGTAGATATCCAAGATACCCTGAGACACCCAAGGGGCGTCGCTGAGCACCTTCATTACTGCCGGCAACTTATCGAGCGGGCACTGATACACATTGGCACCAGAAACAACGTTCGCGCCGTCTCTAGGCTGCCCCGTTCCAGTGTCATTAGGGACACGGTATTTAATGTTCGAGCCATAAGCGGACGACAGTGAAGGGTTTCCGGTAGTGCCGAAATCTCCTTCAAGATTAGTAGAAGAAATGATGATCGCGGTGAAATCGTACCGGTTTTTGTACTCACCCTGATTGTCGCTAATCGAAGTAATCCAGGAACGGTAAATCATGTGACGTTCCCCGAGATCAAAACCTTCTGCGATCTTAAGGTTATTTCTGGCGAAGAAAGGCCACTTACCGGTACTGTCAGACTCGTTAAACCTCAGTTTCTGGTCCGTGTACTCAAGCATATGAGACCTCTCCACGAACGCATCACCAAAATCAACTAGGTGCTGATACGTCTGCCAGACATCGAGCGAGACAGTGAGTTGAGTAGTCTCAGGGGCCACATAATCCACGGACTGGATGAAATAGAAGAACGTGGTGGCCCGGTTCTTCTGAGAAATCGGAAACGCGCTGTTCTGGACAATGAGGTAGTTATACGTATTCGCCTCACTGAACGGAATGGAAATGCGAACAGGCATACCCTGGGCACAATAGGTCAGGTTCTTAATGGAGACCGTAGGAAGGTTGCGCGTCTCATCAAATGAACGAATGTAGGCAATAGCCCTCTCCGGACTATCAAACCAATACACGTCCCGATACATCGAGTCCCACGGCACGTTACACAACGTGACCTCAGTGCCCGGTCCCCACACCGAATAATCGAACTGAGTGCCGAATGAGGCACCGTTAGGCAGTGAATTAACGGTCGGCATATCTCCTCCAAACTGAAATGGGCACCGCCCAGGAGGACGGTGCCCATCAGTATAGGGGAGAATCAGCCGTTAAGGCCAGCCACATTATCCTTGGGGACAATGCTCAACTGCTGAGTCTTAGTCACGTACTTACCCGTAGCCAGATCAATCCAAGAGACCTTGACGCGCGCAATGACCAGTTGACTGGTCTCGTTCGGGGACATGTAGATAAGGCCGTCATTATCAATCCGAGTACCCGTGTCCTTGTTACCCTCAATCGACCACTGCTCAGTGAACTCAATGTCCTCCTGACCAGCCTTGAGCCCGGTCAGAACAGCCTCCAACTGGGCCGTACCACCCTTAACCATGCGAGCACTGGTCTTATCCACGTTACGCACGTCAGCCTCGTTGGCGTCGATCACGAACTGCAAGCGATCAATAGTAACCGCGCTAGCAATCTCAATCGTATCCCGAGCAGTATCGGGAGCGGTAGAGAACTTGACAATGGGTGCGAACGGGGAAGCAGAGATGATCTCCCAGTGATGCAGGAAGAAATTAGTCTGCCGAGAAATCGGATTGAACTCACTCGTAGTCTCAAGAGACGTATCCGCAATGACGAAGAAATCCTTAGTGGTCAGGAAAGCCTGAACACCGTTCATCGCAATATCCTCCTGACGAATCTCGATAATACGAGACGGGACGTCAGCGTAGGACACGTTGAACAGGACGGCCAGTGCGTTCACGTCAAGACCGGACTTGACCTCAGGAGTAGCGAACAGGATAAGGTCCTCAGGCTTAGCCGAGATAGGCATCCTAGCCCCGTTGAAACGGGTGGAAAGGAACTGCATGTTACCCGCAGTAGCCCGAATCTTACGGAGCAGAGAACGCGCCTGAGGTTCAGTGGAGTCCATCTTAGCAACGTCAGGAACATTGACGTTGAACATCGGGTACTTGTTATCCATAACCCGGAAGAGAGCACTCATCATAAGGTACTCATCCCAGTTATCCGCCGTGGTAGGGGAGGACATGATCTGCTGAGTCAACTGGTCAAGGCCAGATGGATCGAGGAAAGCCCGCTTGAGCGTGTTATCGTCAATCGTAATCTTGTAAAAGTCCTCACGGTCAACAGTATGGAAAGCCGTAGCAACGTCAAGGTCGGCGCGCCCAAAGATATCACGCTCAAGGTAATCACGGTCATGGCTGTAGTGGTTCGCCTTGACGATACCGACCTGAATCTCCTCGATAGTGTCACCGAACTCAAGGGCGCCGCGCTTGAGTTCACCCAGAGGGTTATACCAAATGTTGTTGCGGGCGTACACGAGCCCGATACGGTTAATAAGGGACTCAATGAACTCGTTCTTATGCGGACGGAAACTGAAAATCGCATCAGCAACGTCCGCCACATTACCCTTGTCGGCCGCCGGGATACGCTTGTGGTAATCCAGGGACGCGTCATTGCGAATAGCGTTAAGAATATTAACGTTATCCGCGTTACGAACCTTACCGTAATACCGCCGTGCCATTAATTCTTCTCCTCATCATCGTCAGAGTCGCTAGTGGAAATAAGATCATCGAACGTCACGCCCTCATAATCGGCAGCACCGTCCTCGCCCGGCAACTTGTTCGCGGCGTCGCTAGGGTCACTCCCCGGCTGGGCCATGAGCAGGTCATAGTTCTTGCCCTTGAGGTCGGAGATCATCTTCTCCTTCTCCTCAAGCATGCTGTTAAGGTCCGTCATCTTAGAATCGAAACCGCCAGCAAAATCGGTCATCTCGTTCCAGATATTCGAGAGATTATCTAGCGTATCGGAATGGTCCGCCCCAAGAATCTCCCCCAAACCACTGAGAGCAGAACCGAACTTGCTCCCAATCTCATCAAGGAAACCCATCTTTCCTCCCTTTTCGCGCACAAAAGATATGGTGGGTACTTACGTACCCACCATATCACTGCGGAGAGAGACCAGACAGCCCCAGGAGGTGTCAGCCCATCAAGTACCGAGCGGTTTCAGCCGGTGACATCCCGGTCACTTGCCAGTGCTCGCCTTAATCTCCTCCACGGCCTTGGTGACAATCTCCGTCAGAATCTCAGGAACCTCACGACGCAGAGTCCAGTGCGCCTCATCGAGAGCGTCGGCAACCTCATCGGTGACGGTGACAGTCAGGTTCTTGTGTCCAGCCTTAACGCGTGCCATGTTTTCTTCTCCTCTATCTGAGTGTGAATGTTGTGTTAGAGAGGACCACTCCTCCGGGAACTCTCTTGGGTACAAGTTTACCGTCCCAAGTTCGCGGCGTCAACAAGTCCTCCAACCTGACTTGAGCGGCAATCTCGGCAGGCAGTCCAGCAATGTGAACATCGTCATGGTCACCGAACCGCTCGCAGTACTGTTTTGCCCTCAAGAACACGCCGTCATCGAATGGCTGACCGTCGTGCTCCACCTTCCAGGCGCCCAACTCGGTCGGGTGTAGGTAGAGGTCAGGCTCATCCGGTCCCAGCAGGTGGAGGGAGTCGGTGTCGCAGTACAGGAATCTGTCGTAGTTCGCTTGAGCACTGTTAATGAGGTCCTGCCGGGCATAGGCGGTAATGAAGGCGCCCATGGCCGTGTATACAGGGTTGCTCTCCTCATGGTCGCACATAGTGAGTTGAACGGTCCCGTTCTCATCAAGGTATGGGCGCTTGCCGGTAACGTCCGTATTCTTGGCAAACTTTCCGTACAACGAGTTAAGGTGTAGTTTAGCAATGGTCCTTGCCCCTCCGGTGCTATTTGCTTTAACTGCCATCCACTTATCGATATAATCGTTGAACAGTCCCTCGGTGGCCTTGAAATTCCAGCAGCCACTAATCGAGTAAATGGCTATGTCGTACTGCTGCATCCACAACTCAAGGTCAATATTGGTGATCGTTACTGTCGTAGGTTCAGGAACGGACTCAAGGAACTCGTTAGCATTGAACTGCAACGAGCGCTTGAGTTGGATACATGGCAGGTGGCCAGGCTTGAGCCGCGCCGTGAACGTCAATGAGATGGTGTACAGGTCCGCCGTAGGGTCCTCGCTCTCAGACCACCACGGGCGCCCGTAGGGGAGTGGCTTCGTCCTCATGACCCATGGGTACATAGAATTCTTGTCAATAACGATGCCGGGGCCTGTACGCTTACGCACCCATTGCTTCGCCGGCATTGCGATACCTCCTCTATATGCGGCCCTAATGTCGTCATCTACTGTTTTCGATAGTGTGGGGAATGTTCTGCTGAAACCTTTCCCGTGCAATGACTTGAACTCGGCCAGTGAATCGGCTCCAACTGTCAGTTTCGTCATGCCGCTTGCGAGAATGACGCGCATCGCTTGGGCCATGATGTAGATATCGTTGTACAGGTATTTCCATTCGTCTTCCGTGGGCAGGTAGCCGATAGGTCGTTCAGCCTCATAGTCGATCTCTCCCTTAACCGACTCAAGATTGAACGCCTTAGGAACGTCCCTAACGGGTAGGGGAATTTTCTTGAGTGAGTCCCTGAGTTCTACCTTAACACCGTTCTTTGAGACGATGGTGATGGAGTAAAACTTGTTCATATTGCTAATAACCGTGGAGAACTCACCTTTTCCCGGTTTGTCGCCCACCCATTTATACCCGTTTTTCAGGATATGGTCGATAATGAATAGGCCGTCGAACGCAAGGTTGTGGAAGAATGTCACGTTAGGCGCAGATAGGAGATATGCGACATAGGCGCCAACTCCTAACCCGACCTCATAGTCCTCGTAGTCATTGACTGCCATACTTCCCCATGACCACACTCGGCAGTCAAGAGGGTTAGTTGTTGTCTCGAAATCTGCACACCTAGCGTTAGATATCGAGTGTCTTGGCATACTTGTAATACTCCATTGCCCTACCGATGGATTGCTCACCACGCTCCATGGCAGAATCGATCATCCCGTCTGAGAGTTGATTAGACCCATCTAGGACTTTCATTTGCATCATCATAGCGTCATACTTGAGAGCCAACTCGTTCGGGAAATCTGTGTAAGCCCAGATAAACCAGAACTGCTCATCGGAAAGAGAGTTGAACTTAACGCGCAACTCCTCATCGCCAATGATATCCATCATGTCATTCATATAGCCACGGGCCTTAGTCACCAGTTCCCTGCTCGTGTACTGGCGGCGAATATCGTCGTTGCGTAGAGCAATCATCTTCGCACCCTCAGTACCCATGAGTTGGGTAGGGGAGTAGATCTTAAGTTTCTTCATACCGTCATACGCCTCGGTGCCGTGCACGGGGTGAGTTGGCGTCATCATTGCGCGCCTTTCCTTGACCGTCATCCCCAGCGGCTTAATGTAGACGTCCTGATACTTGGCCTGCTCGGCATCAACACTATTGTTGATTTTACGCACGGAGTTCACGTAATTGCGGTACGACTGACGGGTGACGATGGTTCCACGTGCACCCTTGTAGTAGCCAACATGTCCTTTACGGAAATAGGCTTGCTTCTCAAGGAGTTTCTTGAGCCGGTCACCTGACATTCGAGAAATAGCGTCCTTACCCACACGAGGGTCATACTCCATACCCGTAATGTCGATGCCGTAATCACCCTTAGCCATCCGCTTGATCTTACGAGTCACCAGTGACTCAGACTTCAACGCGGCCTTACGCAGATCGGCTAATTCCTCTTTACTGTACCTCACGATAAATCCTCCCCGCCCTCCCTATGGAGGACGGGGAGGACTCTACTAGCCTGACCTAAGGTCTAGGTGTCAGACAAGCGTCAACTTGTAGAACCGGTTCTTGCCGGACCCCTCCTCAGTCACTCTCACCTTGAGCGGAGCAGGCCACTGGGAGGGCTCACCCAGCAGGGTGAGGATACGCTTGGCCGCGTTGAAGATCGGCCCGGAGAACGCTTGGAAAGCGTCACCAGAGGGTGTGATGAAGATGGTCCGCACAGCAGGCTCGATCTCACCGGTCTTCTCATTGACGAACTCAGTCGACTCGATCACCAGGTCCGCGATCTCGAACGGCTTGCCGGAAAGGTCGGAAACCGGCTTAGCGTCATTGACGGCGTTGAAAATCTTCGCCTTCGTCTCGAAGTCGTCGCCCTTAACGGTGGTGAAAATACCGTTAGCGGCGTTCATTCCAGCGAGCGGGTTAGCGGCGGTAGCGGTGGTAATCTCGGTACTCATTTGGTCTTCCTCCTAGAAGAGTGTCTCTTGATTGTCCTGTTCCGTGTTCTTTTCTGGTGCTGGTACCGCTAGGAACAGAGGTTTAGCGGCCCAGAAAACTAGCAGAGAAAGCATTTCCTGCTCAGTAGGTGCTTGATCATGCCCGTATGCAACTGTGATTACGTCACGTCCCTTAGGCTTAACATTGACCAAAACACTGTTAAAGTCAACGCGGCGGGAAACGGTACCATATTCACATGTATAGAACGTGTCCGATACGGTTGAGTACCTGATAACCCGGAACTTATGCGGATCGAGTTGCTCATCAATCGCCAACCAGTACGTAATATTCGGTACCAGAGTATCGTTCAACTGTTGAGCCATGAACGTTTCCTCGGATGATCCTCCACGTGGATGAAAGTCTCCTTGAGACGCCGCGCCGTCATGCCGTACACGCTAGCGAACTTCTGACGGTCCGTCACCCGCGTAGGACACCCACCAGGCACCCACAACCCCTCCACCTTCTCAATGATGAGGCTACCCGACCAAAGCGGCCCCTCATGCTCGCGTATCTCCTTCTCAGAGAGTCCAGACTTCATACTCAATCCCTCCTGGCTGACAGATTCGATCAATTGCTTGCGTAACCGATTCCCCGGCATACACCATTTTGGTCCCGATAAAGACTGTAATCACAGTTCCCGAATATCGATAGTCAGTTCCACCTTGTCCAGTGGTGACCTGAACTGACTGTAGGCCCGATCTATCGCCGTCCCCAACCTCTCCAACCTGTGATCGCAATTCACCTGTTCCAGAAACTCCGCCGCTGCAACGAACGACCATGTTCTAAACAACTCCTCCCCATCATCGAGAATAATAAACTCTTCATTTCTTGATCTGAACATCCGCCGCCGCCATAACCGTTGCCGCCAAAATATCGCCGCGCATCTCATCTTCATACATTGTGAGAAAGGAAGGAACAAAAGTAACGCCCTTTTCATTAACAATGAAATAACTAGCGCGCGGATGGTTACCAATCCTAATTGCAGTATCCGTATCAGACGGATGTGTACAATTCACGAAATGATATTTAATTGACAGGCGCTCAAGCGTATTAATGAGAATCAGCAATGTCCTATAACGCTTACTCATTTAAACTAACCAACCTCTTAATCACGTCTTCCGGTTGCCTGTGCAGGTCGCAAATCATTCTGAACAAGTCGATATAGCACGTCATTACATTAATGCATTCAATTGAGCCGTTAACACAGCCGTCATAAACGATAATCCCATCAGGATCAAATGAATTAATGTAAATTGTTGCTAGACACCCTCCTGCTGAATTATAGATATTAACACGATTCTTGTAAACGGTCGCGTAATAGAAAAGATAGTCAGCAATCAAGTAAATGAATTGCGTTAACCTATCAATGTCAGTCATCATCACCCCTAAGAACCGACACAAGTTCATCCGCAATCATCTCAGCCAAATACGGCTCACCTTCACCCTGAACCGCCTCAATCGAAAGAACATGCTCACCAAAACCAGTCCGCTTCCGATTAATAATCGCAACAAACTCAGCCGACGCATCCTCCGTCCAAATCGTCAGAGCATTGTCCTCAAACTCCATCGAAGGAGAATAACCCTCCTCAATAAGGTTATTGAAGACATTCGTGATTGCAGTCCGTGAGACCTTTGCAATATCCATCATTCCTCTCCTCTCGCCGTGGTGCCCTTCACCTCCTGGCGATGACTCAATAGTACACGAACCGATATTCGATTCAAGTCCAGAACGTGTGATGCCGGTCACTAACGGAACAGGCGGTAGCAAACCGAGCGGTAAGAGTCAAGAGAAGAGAGTGAAGTGTGAG